GTCGTTCACCAGCGCCATCCCCGGCACGAAGTACCACGAAACGGAACTGAGGTGCGACCTGCCCAACGGCGCGCGAATTACGCTGCTGGGATCGGAAAACCTTGCCGGCCTGCGCGGCATTTACAGCGACTTTTGTGTCATCGACGAGGTGGCCAACTGCCCAGAAAGCCTGTTTCCAGAGATAATCAGGCCAAGTTTGAGCGACCGCAAGGGCGGCGCGTGCTTTATCGGCACGCCACAGGGTCACAACTATTTTCACGACCTTTGGGAGGCCGCTGCCAGCACCAAGGGCTGGGCGCGGGCGATGTACAAGGCCAGCGAGACCGGCATTGTCGACGACGACGAGCTGGAGGCCGCTCGCGCGACCATGACCGCCGATCAGTACAACCAGGAATTTGAATGCTCCTGGGTGGCGAACGTGCCCGGCTCGGTGTTCGGCAAGGAGCTGCAGGACGCCGACGACGCCGGGCGGATCACGACCGTTCCATGCCTCGAAGACCACCGCGTCGATACCTATTGGGACTTAGGGATGCACGACTACACCGCGATCTGGTTCGTGCAGAACGTCGGCCGCGGCACCGTGCATATTGTCGACTTCTACCAGAACCAGGGCGAAGGGCTGCCGCACTACGCCCGCGTCCTCGACGAAAAGGGCTATCTCTACGGCAGCCACTACGGGCCGCACGACCTGGAGGTGCGCGAGCTTGGCACCGGCAAGAGCCGGCGTGAGGCGGCGCACAATCTCGGCCTGACCTTCCGCGTCGTGCCGCGCCTGCCGGTCGAGGACGGCATCCACGCCGCGCGGCTGCTGATTCCGCGCTGCTACTTCGATCGCGACAATTGCCGCGAGGGCTTGGAAGCCCTGCGCCACTATCACCGCAAATATAATGAGCGTACGAGAAAGTTTCGCGACCAGCCGGTCCACGATTGGTCAAGCCACGCCGCCGATGCATTTCGCACCGCCGCGGTCGGCCTTGAAGGCACACGCATGAGCACCGGCCGTGCGCCGCAACGTGACGCCGAGATGGCGTACAACCCCTACGAATATGGAGCCGCATGATGGGTTTCTTTTCTGCACCGAGTCCGCCACCGCCACCGCCTGTGCCGCCTGTGCCGCCTGATCCGCCGATCAAGCCGAAGGACACTAAGGCCACCGAGCGCGTCGAGCGCACGCGGCGCAACAAGCGCGGCTTGCGTCAGGCCAACGTCACGGGTGGCCTGCTGACCACGGCGCCGACAACCAAGAAAACCTTGCTGGGCCAATAAATTGGACGATCCCCGCGCATCGGCGTTGCTGAAACGATACACCACGCTGCAGACGCAGCGCAGTCACTGGGAATCGCACTGGCAGGAAATCGGCGACTACATCTGCCCGCGCAAGGCGGATATCACGAAGAAACGTTCGGGCGGCGCCAAGCGCACCGAGCTGCTGTTCGACGGCACGGCGATTCACGCCGCCGAGCTGATGTCGGCCAGCCTGCACGGTATGTTGACCAACGCCGCCACACCGTGGTTCGACCTGCGCTACGAAAACAACGAGCTGAACGGTGACGACGAGGCCAAGGAGTGGCTGGAGGGCGCCACCGACGTCATGTACCAGCACCTGGCGCGGTCGAACTTCCAGGAGCAGATTCACGAGCTATATTCTGACCTCGTGACGTTCGGCACCGCGGTCATGTTCATCGAGAATGACGAGAACGACGGTTTCCGCTTCAGCACCCGGCACATTGCCGAGTGCTTCGTCTCGGAGAACGAGCAGGGGCGTGTCGACACGGTCTTTCGCAAGTACAAGACCACGGCACGCGCCGCCGTGCAGCAATTCGGAAAGGCAAAGGTCACACAGCGCATAGAGAAATTGGAAACTGATGACCCTTACGCCGAAATCGAACTGCTGCACATTGTCATGCCGCGCGAGGATCGCGATCGGCGCAAGAAGAACACGCGGAACAAACCGTTTGCCAGCCTACACATTGACCCCGACGAGAAGGCGGTGCTCGGCGAGAGTGGGTACGACGAGTTCCCCTATTGCGTGCCGCGGTTTCTGAAAGCCTCGTTCGAGATCGGCTACGGGCGGTCGCCGGCAATGACGGCGCTGCCTGACACGAAAATGATCAACAAAATGTCCGAGGTGGTCATTCGCGCGGCGCAGTTACAGATTCACCCGCCGCTGATGGTGCCTGACGACGGCTTTATGCTGCCGGTGCGTACCACGCCGGGCGGTCTGAACTTCTACCGCTCGGGAACGCGCGACCGCATCGAACCGCTGAACATCGGCGCCAACAACCCGCTCGGCGAGGTGCAGCTCGAACAGAGACGCACGGCTATCCGCGCCGCGTTCTACGTCGACCAGTTGATCCTGGGCCAGGGGCCGCAGATGACGGCTACCGAAGTCATCCAGCGCACCGAGGAAAAGATGCGGCTGCTCGGCCCGGTTCTGGGACGCCTCCAGGCCGAGCTGCTTCAGCCGCTCATCGGCCGTTGTTTCGCCATCCTGGCCAGGCAGAAGGCGTTTGCCGCCGCGCCGGCCATGCTGAGCGAGGGCAACATCGACATCGAGTACGTCAGCCCGCTGGCGAAGGCGCAGCGCACCGGCGACGTGCAGGGAATACTGCAAATGATCGAGTTCCTGATGCCGCTGATGCAGCTCGACCAGGGCGTGGCCGACTACCTCGACACCGACGGCCTTGCCAAGCATATCATCAAGATAACCGGCACGCCGGCAGTGGTGGTGCGCGGCGACGGCGAGGTGGCCGGCATCCGCGCCAACCGGGCGCAGGCCATGCAGGCCGAGGCCGAAATGGCGGCTGCACAGCAGATGGCGAGCGCGGCAGGCGACGCTGCGCCGGCACTGCGCGCGGTTGACGAGACCGAGCTGGGTCAGCAGATCGTTGAGGGTGTCGCATGACGCCGAAGGAACTGCGCCAGACCTACCGCGCGGTGCTGATGAGCGAGGACGGCGAGAAGGTGATCGACGACCTGAGCGCCCGGTTCGGGCTCCACACGTCCAGCTTCACGCCGAACTCGGACGAGACGGCTTTCCGAGAAGGCCAGCGCGATGTCGTGCTGTTTCTTCTCTCGATGATCAAGGATCAGAAACCAAAGGAGTGATATATGTCTGACGAACAGGTAGCGGAAGCTCCGGCAGACGCCGGGGAAGCACCGTCTGGAGACACAGACTGGCGGGCAGAACTGTCGCCGGAACTTTCGACCGACCCGTCGTTGCAGCACATCGGCAGCGTCGAGGCGATGGCGAAAAGCTACATCAACGCCCAGAAGATGGTCGGCGCCGAAAAGCTGGCGATCCCCGGCACCTGGGCCACCGACGAAGACTGGGACTTGGTCTACAACAAGCTGGGCCGGCCTGCCGCTGCCGGCGACTACGATCTGGGCGAGGCCGAGGGCGAGCTAACGGACTGGTTCCGCGATGCGGCGCATAAATCCGGCTTGTCGGACAAGCAGGCCGCGGCCCTCGCGACGGCATACGACGAGTTCGCCAACCAAGCCGGCGTCATGTCCGAAGAGGCGATGAAAACCGCTCGCGCCGACGTCGAGACCGAGCTGCGCAAGGAGTACGGTGGCGCTTACGACGACAAGATGGCTCGCGCCAACGAACTGCTCAAGGAGTTCGAGGCGCCTGACCTGACCGAAATCAAGCTCGCCGACGGCACTCAGCTCGGCGACAATCCCGACCTGGTACGCCTGATGGTCAACATCAGCGATTATGTCGCAGAGCAGATCAGCGAGGACGGCCTTGCCGGCCGCAATAGCCGGCCAGGCGTCACCGACGAAGACTTACAATCGCGCGTTTCCGAGATGACGGCGAAGAACTCGCCGTACTGGCAGAAAATGCACCCTGACCACGACCGCGTGGTCAACGAGGTGCTGCGGCTGCGGGAGCAGATCGCCGGATAGCGCGACGACCGAAAAACCCGCGGACAAGCCCACGCGCCCCGCGGCGCAAGCCTGTGAGACGGGCCGATTAGCTGCCGTTAGCAGCAGTAGGCCGGTCGCAAGACCGATTACCCGCGCAACCGACCAATAACTGTAGGAGCATGAGTATGAGCACTCAAGTCACTACGGCGTTTGTGAACCAATTTTCATCGAACGTCGCAATGCTCTCGCAGCAAATGGGAAGTTTGCTGCGAGGGGCCGTTGACAGCGAAAGCGTCACCGGCGAAAAGGCTTTCTTCGACCAAGTCGGAGAAGCAGCGGCAGTTGCGAGAACGTCGAGGCACGGGGACACGCCCCTCGTCGAGACACCTCACAGCCGCCGAATGGTTAGCCTGACAACGTATGAATGGGCCGACCTTATAGACGATGCTGACAAGGTCCGAATGCTAATCGACCCCACGTCTTCGTATGCCCGTGCGGCTGCGGCGGCGATCGGTCGTGCAATGGACGACACCATCATCGCCGCGTTCGGCAGCGCCGCATCGACTGGCAAGACGGGTTCGACTTCTACGTCGTTCGCGGCCGGCCAGCAGATTGCGCATGGCTCTGGCGGACTGACGATTGCCAAGCTAGTAACAGCGAAGAAGCTGCTTGACGCTCAGAGCGTTGATCCCAGCCTCAAGCGTTACATCGTGGTATCGCCAGAGCAGATCGAAGATTTGCTCAACAACACGACTGTCACGTCCAGTGATTTTAATACGGTAAACGCTTTGCCTATCTGATCGGCGACGGTCAGACGAAACCTGGTCAAATTCGGGGAACCCTGTCGAATGGCAATCCCGAGCCAAGCCCTGCTAGAGCTGGGAAGGTGTAGAGACTTGACGGCCAGCATCTCCATGAGATGAAGAGAAAGTCCAGCGCACAAACAGCGAAGGCTGGCGGCGAAAGCCGTAGTGTGACGAAAGGCACTGGTGCAAGGTGACATTAACACGTTTGTCGGCTTCGAGTTTATCACGTCGAACCGGCTGCTAGACGACGGCACGTCTCGCCTTTGCTACGCATGGGCTCAGGACGGCATGAAGCTGGCAGTGGGCAAGGACGTGATGGCCCGCATCGACGAACGCAGCGACAAGTCCTACTCAACGCAGGTCTATTACTGCGCTACATTCGGGGCGACCCGCATGGAAGAGGACAAACTCGTTGAAATCGCGTGTAATGAGTAGGGGGCT